GTGAATGTTTGAGCTGCGCCATTATTCCGCTGATCGACAGCCAACCCGCCATTAATAATTCGATTTCTATTACCCGATAAAGGGCCTCCATTAATACTTGAAACCACTGGAGCAATAGGAGAGGCCAGCTTAGCCGTAGTGATCGCACTATCAGCGATCTTTGCTGTAGTAACAGCATCATCAGCGATCTTAGCCGTAGTGATCGCACTATCAGCGATCTTTGCTGTAGTAACAGCATTATCAGCAATATCAGCGGTAACTACAGCAAGACCTTGGATCGTCCATTCGTTAGTGTCACGTTTACGCAGTACGATTGATTGGTATTGGCGAATAGTTCCTGTTAGATTTCGTAGGGTTACGCCTGAAGCCGCTACAGGAGTGATCTCACCAGATCCAATATTATAAATATAGATTACTGATCCGATAGGAAAAGCTGTCGTATCGTTTGTAGGAACCGTTAGATCTCGTGCTGTAGAACTATTAAAAGTTACGACACGACCTAAATCGGTCAACGCTAATTGATAGTTAGTAGTGTTAGCCGTAGTTTCGTTTAGTAGAAGTGGTGACAGTTCAACGGTAGAAGCTCCGTTTTTAACAAAGAAGCGATCAGAATTAAAGTTAACGACGGTGCCTAGATCGCCAGCGGAGTTTCTGACGATAGGTAATCCATTGCTAGAATACAAAACAAAACCATTAGTAGGATTTGTAGTTGGTTCAGTACTAGCATTGGTTAATCCTAATACACCACTACCGCCACCAAATTGAGGCGCTGTATTATTAAGTTGTAAACCTTGTTCTGCTACAACGTTATTATCGAATACGACGTTACCTGTGAACGTTTTAGTGCCACCAATACTTTGATTTGATGTGTTGTTGACGTAACCATTTAGATCGCTATAAACTTGAGTTTCTAGAGCATCTACAGCGTCTAGTGCTGCTTGGTTAACGAAGTCAAACAGATCTTCTGCTGTGGTCCGTTTAAGTACGTCGTTTTGGGCAATAATCAAGGTATCAGTTATACCGATACTAGCGACAATATCAAGGTCTGATACCTGACGTAGAATTACGTTATCTCTACTTAGAATTTGTTCAGTCATCGTAGTAAAACCTATACAGTAAAAGCGTCAGTGTGGTCAGAAGAAAGAAGAACGAAATTATCTTGATTTAGGAATCCAAGCACTTCGTAGGTGATAAAGAAGTCAGACGAATAAACGACCTCTTTGGAGCACCAGCAAGGTCCAAATAAATAATCCAGTTTTTTGGTTAGGACTTCTTTAGGAGTGGCGTAATATTCGTAGGGTAAAATTATTTTATAGTCCCAAGAAATTGTTCCTAAAGGATCTCCCACTACGTTTCGTCCGACAATAAAACTTTGACCTTCTTGGATAATATGTTTAATGTCAAAAGCGTTCAGTACAAAACTTAATACCAAACTTGTACCTTTTTTAGGCCATATCAAACTAAAGGCGTTATTTAGCAACGATCGTTTTGTGTTAACGTTCCAAGTCGTACTCCAATATTGATCAGTAAATCCAAACATAGGTGCTAGAAAATCCAATATAATTGGATCGCACGTAAGAGGATTTAATTGTCTTGGATAATCGTCAATTTTATCTCTAATTTCAACAAGAGTGCGATCAAATGGTGCCATCAGCCATTGAGAGATCTCGTTATCAGTGTAACCACCATTTATTCCTGGTAGTAAACCTGAAGCTGGCTTGTTGTCGATATACCATCTTTTATAGACTTCAGTTGTCATAACCAACCTCAAAGATTATCAAGATCTCCACGTCCTAATTCAAATACGTTACCTAAACCGTCTGATAGTTTAATATTCAAACTACGATATTGGACAATCGAGTAAGCGTTATCGGGCTCAATATTGTTAGGCAAATCGTTTAGCAATATATAATCGATAAACTGAATACCTTCTACAAAACGTAATTGGTGTCGTACTTCTTCGATATGAAGAGTTTCGCCAGGTCTAAAAGACCTTGGAGATAGGTAAGATTTGATCGATTTTTCCAAATTATCAGCTATCGTGGCGGCAGGTATAGCACCATCTATTCTAGCTGTAATATAAATATCGACGGGTGAAACTTCCATTGCAGAAACGTACAGCGTAGTACCTAATAAAATGTTAGGTTGTAAAGCTGATTGAACGCTATTTAATAATCCGATACCTGCTGGTACACCTTCTGTAGACAAACAAAATAGATGGATAGCGCCAGGTTTTTTTGTAATTTTATCAGGGCCTAATAGACCGATACATTTAGCAGCACTACCAACACCCATAACTGTAACAGCGGCTTGTTCAAAATCTAATTCAGATACTAGATTTCTTATACGAACTTCTCTAAAGCCTCTATTGATCGCATCTTCGATAGGTTCAGCGTCACCACCACCTGAAGCAGGAGAAGTGTTAATAACACTAGCTAAGAAAGCTAAAGGTTGGGTGATACGAGAAATAGAAAAAGCTGGTAAGTTATATTCGGCTCCTGTCTTTTCAGCTTCAACGTCTACTACACCGTTGATAAAACCGGCAGGTATAGTTAAAACATTTTTAGTAAAGAATCGTAGATTATTAGAAATAGAAACGATTTCAAATCCAGCGGGTATTTGATAGGGTATATTACGTGGTGAACTTAACGTAAAAGTGACACTAGCAACAGCTTTTGTAGCGGGTGTTCTAGTCACACCAGCAGACGCTAGAAACGTTAATAAAAGAGAGAGAGGTAGTTTATTCGTTCTATATAAAAACTCTGCTTGAGCGAACGACAACGCTCTTACAAGGACTCCTAATGGATTACCATCGGTAAAATCGTTTAATTGATTATTGGATAAAAATCGAATAAGATCCTGAGCTTGAGAAGAGATCGTTTCTTCTGAACGATCGTCGATTAACGGGATATACGCTTCAATTTTACTGGTATCAATCTCAGCCATTAGGTCCACCTATAAACGTATAATTTTGTGTCTTCAGAACCTCTATAAGAATAGAAAATATTTAGAGATTCCAAATCGTTAACGACGTTAATATCAACATCTGGTATTGCCGCTTGTAAACGTTCTTTTAAGTTTACAAAAGTAGTAGTCGTTCTTGTATCGAATAAACCAGGATTAAAACCGTAAGAACTCCGCATAGGATTTTCCAACGGATAAGTATCTAAATAATGTCGGATCGCACTCTGAGCCCAATCGTCATCCTTAACTACTTTTAGATTACCGTTCTCTATTTCAAAAGGATATTTAACACCAGTTATCATTGAGATTACCATCCTTTACCAGTTAGAACATCACCTCTACTATCAGGGGCTCCTACAGTTGCGATCTGTTGACCATTGATCGCAACGGAAGAACCTGTTATAGAAACGTTACCTGTAATATTAATAGTAGGGGCTGTAAGCGTCACAGTTGATGGACTTTGTACTGATACACTACCATTAGTATTAACGGTTATAACGCCTCCTGATGCTGTTTGTAGCGTTATAGTGCGATCTGCTGTAATAGTATAACTACCATCAAGGTTATACATAAAATCCTCAACCACATTATTTTTGTTTAGTGGAGGATTTGTATCATTTACGCAATACAAATAGAAGGCGTTCGTATCTACACCATCAATACATAAAACTAAAACAGTTTGTCCTATCTTTGGTAAGGGTTCATCTTTTCCTTGTGTTGTATCTAATCGTCTTATCCAATGAGTTTCTAATTGTGGATTAGCAGGATTAACAACTTTGATACGTCTACGATTATCAGGATCATTATTGTTAGAAACGATCGCTAAATACGGAGCTATATTACGCCCTATCAAACTATTAGCAAACTTAGCCGTATCTTGTAATTCTGTTAACCTAGAAAGAAAACTCATTTGATAAACTGTAATGGATCTTTCGCGACACCATTCAACCTTAATTCGTGATGCAAGTGGGGGCCTGACGAGTCACCAGTATTACCTGTACGTCCTATTAATTGACCTTGAGACACGGTTTGACCTTGGCTTACTTCTACTTCACTTAAGTGAGCATAACGGGTCTCAAATCCGCCAGGATGTGTGATATAGACAACGTTACCGTATCGACCTCCACAAGAGCGATCGCCTACTTTACAACCTGTAACTACTTGACTGACTACGCCTCCTGCTGAAGCAAAACAATTTTCTCCGGTAGGGGTGCCAATATCAATACCTTTATGAGTACCAGAAGATCTAGGACCAAAAGGTGATGTTATAAGTCTAGTTTTGGTAGGAAATATAAAACCATTAGGATTCTTTTGATCGCTTTGAGCTGTGTCTATAGAACCGTTTTGAGTTGGATATTTATTACGCAAAGGACTATATACAGTGCCCGTAGTTTTCCAACCTGAAGATGCTGACAGAGTATGGGAAACTTCTTCGATAACCCACACACGATCTAAGAATTCAGTAATACCTTCTGTTAATAGTACGTCGTCTGGTGTTAGTTTAAGAATTTCGCTTGTAGTAGGAGTCTCAAAAGTAGCTACAATACCTTTTACTCGTTGTTCGTTAGCTTTACGATTACTATCGGCTAAATCAGATACACCATCAGTAAGAGGTTTAATACTGGCTAAATTTACACCTATTGTAGAAGCTGTATTTTGAGAGCCTAAGGTTTCGCTTTTTGTGGTCTCTTCTTGTACTAATAAACCTGTATCAGGATCAATATTATATTTTTTAACACCTGTAGACGTTAAATCACCAGGTTCAGCACTACGAGCACCTTGAGTAGAATTAGCCTTGTGCGATACAGAAAAATTAGTTAGGTTTTCACCTAATTTTAATCTCCACACAGGAAGATCCACTAACATCTCAGATCTCGCTTTTATCTGAATCTTATTATCGCCTACATTCTTAATAATAAGACCAATACGATCGCACTCTCTTGTTAATAACTCCCAATCTGTTTCGGCTTTCTGTTGTATATAAACATACTTCGGTCCCTCTACAGTCATATCCACAGTTAAACCGTAGTTGGACGAAATCTTCTCAGCTAACTCTTTTAACGTGATGTTAATATACGCTGAATTTTTCTTCGACTGGTGTAATACAAAAGCAGCAGCCGTACCGTCAAATTTAAGTATACTATTGTCATAAAGGTCATATTGTATACCTGTATGGATGAAACTATACCCAACTGAAGGTTTATTATCGAATCCCAAAAAAATTGTGATTTGTTGCCCAGCTAAGGTGGCTTCACGTTCTACTGATACGGGTGTAGTGTTGATCGCCAAACTATCTTGAGTATCCTCGGTAGGAGTTGATACCGCGTCAACGTTCATTGCTTGTATTAACGCTTCTGCCATAGGTAACCAGTTAGCGTATTTATCAGGGAAGGCTGAACGTTGTACACCTTGAGCGGCTACAGCGCGATCGTATCCAGAAGGATTTTGGTTTCTAGGAGTCCAAGAGAACAAACCAGGAGTACCTGGAGCTTTACCACCTTTTAGGAATAATCCAGTGGACCCACCAATATCAGTACGAGTGGCATAATCACCCCAAGGTTCTCTTTGCTGATACCAACCTACAGAATCACGATCTCCGCCTTTTTGAAAGACGAGACTCGATTCTTGCATTACAGTGATTAATGCGGTTTCAATATCTCTAGTAGATCCGCCAAGAGCTTTTACAGAAGATGCCACCTTAAAAGCGTTATCAACTTGAGTTTGATTTAGAGTTACACCACCATATACACCACTATTAGGAGCCTCACCAGCAAGGCTAGAACTAGCAGGAGTGTTATTAGCTCTTTGTTGTAGTTGATTAGGTTCTAAACCCTCTACATTCTTTACATAAGTGAAAAAATCATTAGCGATCGTCCGGTCTTTGTCGTAAATAGAAAAACTACACGTAGAAAGGTTATTACCTTCGTTCAACGATACGCTAACGTCAATTAAACGACCGTCGCCCCAATTAAATTCATAAGTGCGTAGATCGCGATCGTCGCTATTAGCGATTTCTGTAGATCCAGCACCAATAAGAATCTTTGCGTAGGTCATTCTTTCAAAAATATCTTCTACTTATATAAGGGTAGCAACTACAATAACCAAGATACTAACTGTTGAGGTGATAGACCGTCTACAGATTGTATAACGCTTAAATCTATCTCTTCAAACCTTTTATCATCAAAAAGGCTAAACACTCCTTCTAATTGTTCAGCTTTAGCTTTTATACGCGATTCTAATTGGTCTGAGATTTCCAATATTTTTCCAGTGATTTCTTGAGTTGGATCAAATTCATCGATATTAAATTCATCTGCCAACTCTCTAAATACTGATGGGTTACCATACAGTTGGCTAGCGATCGTGCTTAATGTTTGACCAGCTTGGATGTTAACTAGATTTGCCATTATCTAAACGCCGCTAAAGGTTCTAATTGTTGCGATTCGATATTATAAGATCCAAATCTTCCTAACGTTTTTGTATTATCAGCCATATTGATTTCATCAGCAGAAGGAATCAATATTCTCAATCTATTGGCTGTATACTCAGTTCTAATGTCAACAGGGAACTTATTTAGATTAGCTCCTATATAAGCTAACACTTTTTTACGCACTTCTTCTTTCTGGCGATCAGTTAACGTAGGAGCCGGTACGGTATTAGTACTACTACTATTGTCATTATTATCGGTAGTAACGATCGCTGTATAATTTAATTTTGCTCGTCTAGTACTAAAAGCGTTTGGTAACGTAGAAGAAGGTACTTCAGTTAAGTTTATGGATATGTTACCGATCGCTGGTTCGCCATTTAATACGGAAACAGTTTCCCATCGCAAATCTTTTAATATAGCAGGTCCAAATACAAAACTACCATATACAAAAGTGATTAAAGGTGGTGTTAAGGATTGGGTGTTTGGTAACGTTAATCGTCCTAAACCTTCAATAAGTTCTCTAGATGATTTACCCTCACTATAGGTATCAAATAATAAATTATCTAAGGTCAATGTAGTACCGCTGGTATTTCGATAATACATTGGTTGAATGGCAGTGCCACCTACATTGACCTCAGAATAGTTTACGCTCTTATTGAATTTTAAGGTTTCCGGGTTAAATAAAAATTGATACAGCACCTCTCCGTTTATACCCGTCAAAAATGACCTACTATAAGTCTTAGTAACAGGGGGTAAACTTTCCAAAACGTCAGGGTTTGCTATAGGTTCCAATATCATTTTTTACCTACACTGCGTATTGTTGAGATAATCTACGTTCGATTTGTTGAATCACCATTTCAGCGATCTCAGAAGGGTTTTGGTTGGGTTGGGTATTTATAGTAATACCACCTAATGAAATATTAGAACCTCTGTTGTTTAGAAGAGCTTGCTGTTGATTCCTAGTTAAAATCAATTCGCTAGTATTAGCAATAATAGGGTTAGCACCAGCAGGCATCGCTTTGAGTTCTCTACTAAAGGCGTCTGGTATAAAACCTTCGGCAGCGTTACCCAGTTTTGGAATTCTAGGTATATCTATCCCAGGTATTTTATCAAGTAAAGAGGTAAGGAAATTGATCGTGCTGATAAAGGTATTAATATAACCTTGGAAACCTTGTTTGATAAGATCCCATCCTAGCGATGCTACCTCTTTAAGAGACTCTAACCCTGATAAAATGTTGGCTTTGATAGTTTCCCAATTGTTCTTAATTAATAAGAACACACCTACTAATAATGCTCCTACAGCCGCGATCGCTAGTATAAGAGGTGCGGTTAATGTTATACCAATAGAAGCCGCAAGTACGGCTAGACCTCCTAATATAGCACTGGTTAAACCACCAATAGCTCCTGTAGCTAAGGGTAATAGCATCAACGCGATCGCTGAACCGATTAGAACTCTAGCACCTGTTATATAAGTATTAGGATCTAGATTAATCAAAAAGTTGGCTAAACCTTTGACTACACCAATCCCTATTTCACCAAGTAATAGGAGCACCGATCCGTAATCTATTGATTTAATCAACGTCGATAATTGATCTAAACCCTCTTGAAGAATTTGACCAAATAAGGTGCCTGTAGTTGTACCAATAGCGCCCCAATCTAGCGATCGCATCATTGCTACAGCGTTATTGATTAGATCAGCGATCATCTTCCCTATATCAGGTATAGACAAATTATCTAAATTTAGAAAAGTGGATAATTTGTCGCTAAGATCCAAATTCAATCTACTAAAGTCGAGTTTGTTTTCGGTGTTGTTAAAAATCTGTAAATAGTTGGTGAACCGAGCTACAAAGTTGTTAAATTTATCGATACCATTTTTTAGACTAACCATTGGATCTAGTCCAAGGTTATTCAACATAGTGGTGATAATACCGTTTTTACCAACAAATAATTTAACGGTTTCAACTAAGGATTTATAGACACTACCACCACTAGAATCCAATTCTCTCATTATACCGAACAAGCCGGTAGTAGGGTCAAAGAATCTAGTATTAAAAACTTCTACAATACCAGACACACTTTGAGATAATTTATCGATCATCTCGTCTGATAATAAGACGTTTTTAAGTCCTGTTAGAGTTTTTACTCGTTCCTCTTGAGTAAATTGTTTCCACTCTTTGCCTAAGTCATTTTGAGCTTTTTCTAGCCCTTTCATAAAGGCTACATTGCCACCAAAGAAATCATATTGTCTGATTTCGTTTAGAGTGGCGTTGCCTGCTAACAGTTTTTCTGAGCCTAGTAATACTTTAGCTTGATCAGCTTCGCCACCTACAAATTTAAGTAACGATACAATATCAGTAGTAGCTTTCTCCCAATCTTTTACGTTAAGCGTTCCATCAGCGTTCTGAAAGGCTCTAGCAACGTCGTTAGCGATTACGTTAGATAGGGCCAAATACTCTTTGGTGGCACCAGGAAGGACCGCAGCAGCATCTACTAGCTTCTTATTTAGAGAAGTAATATAATCCTCAGCTACGGTAAGGGAAATATTACTAAATTCAGCCGTAAGATTGTTTGCGGCTTTTAGAGCGGACATACTAACGCTGTTGGCTTCAGAAAACGCTCTAGTCATACCAATACCGCCAGCGATCGCAGCAGCACTACCCGCTATAATGCCGCCTAAGGCTACACCACTTGCAGCACCTAATAGGTTAAACCCTTTGGAACTAGCCGCAACATTTCTTTGTAGACCTTCGATGACTCTAGACGCTTCATCTTTTGCGATCAGTACGGTCTTAACAACGTTATTTAACATCTTTGCCCACTCAAATTATGTTGGGTTCCCATTCAAAATTGCCAGCCATAGAGTTGACCATCTTCTGTCGTTCAGCTTCTTCGTATGATAACCGTTCTAATACTTTGGATCGGTTGAACACTTCAGTATGGTAAATAGCCTCTGATACAGGCATATCTAATAATCTAAAATACGATTCAGATATGCAACCACCAGAGACTATAACTAACAACGCTACAAAGTCAGCGATCGCGTAAGTGCGACCTTGACAATCAAATATTAGTTGCTTTTTCGTTGAGATATTCAAAGACAGATTGAAAGTTAGCTAGGCCAGCGCCTAACACCTCCACGTCCTCTACTGATATATCATCACAGAACTGGTCAAAATCCGTAACTTTATAAGGTTCTCCATTCTTTTGGTGAATGCACAATGAAATAACTTTCATCGCCACACCTAACTGGGTTTTAACAAGAGGATCTTCAGAATTAGTCCAACTTTCTAATTCCATAAATGCTCTGACTTTAGGTTCTTTCATCCCGTATTCGGTGCCGTCTTTTATTTTGACAACAACCGAACCGTCCGATAGTTCTTGTACTTTAATATGGTTAGAAGACGACATTGTTAGACCTATTTAGAAAGAAATTAAACAAACGTATGGATGAACGATCGCTCTCATATCACAACAAGAGCGATCGTCCTTTTAGGCTATTGCCATTTATAATCGTCTAGAGAGAACTTCACCTCTAGTCTAGAAGCTGTGTCACCAGCTCCAGTGTCCATACCTTGCATAATGGCGATCTCAGAAATTCGACAGCCGTATAGATACAGAACGCGATTACCTCTGAACTCCACATCGTTGGTTCTCTTTACAAAGCGTACTTCACACTGAAATTCATCACCGGCTTTCATACGTTGAGCCCAATCGTAGGCTGCAATATCTTCAGCATCTTCAGGGGTGATAGTACGAGTGATAGTCACTTCTTCAAGGCTGCTACTACCAGAGGCAGTAAAACGCTTACGATTAGATTGACCGTCACTATATTGAGCCCGAGAAATAGTCTCTCTTAAGCCTGAGAATGTTTCCCAGGCTCCAGGAACGCCTGTTACCGTAAACAGGCAGTCGGCGTTGGTGACTGGATTCTTGCTAGCTAGCTTTACCATTGATTTGATTCCTTGTTAGTACGTTGATGTTAATTAGAAACTTGACCAGCAGCAGCCGCATCTTGGACAGCTCCCAAGTTAACGCGAATGGTGTTTACAAGCAGCTTCTCCAAGATGGGAGAAGGTGCTGCATACACTTCAAGTAGCACGTTGCCGTTCTCTAGATCGTCAAGTTGATTGTTCTCCAAAGAACACTTGACCGCATAGGCATCAGCTTCAGTGGCCCCAAATAGAGCCTTGCCTAGCCATAGTCTGCGACACACAGAGTTGGCAGTACCTTCGATACGCTGGAATAGGATAGAGAATCCGTCAATCGTACTGAAAATATCGTAATCAAATGCTCCTCGTAAGGTGCCATTCAACACGTTCATAATCACGCGGGTATGCACAAAGGTGTAGTAGCTATTACTAGAACGAGTACGAGCCGCCCACGATACAACACCAATGTTCAGTAAAAATCGCACTAAGTTGATACCTAGAGGATTTAATACCGATTGTTCAGTATTGGTGAACCGCTTAGTAACATTTATTACGCCAGCAATAGGATAGTTAGCACCAGCGGGAGGTTCTTGGAAACCTTGTTGACGATAACGCTTAGTGGCAATACCAGCGATCGCTGCTGAACTAGGAACGGTATTACCTTCAAGGTCTGTTAGGTAAGGAGCATAGAACGCTAGGTGACCTTGAGCTGTAGCATATAGCTGACCTTCAGCTTGTACAGCGGCAACGGTGTTCTGGTTAGGAGCGCAATCTACAAGAGCTACCCAGTCGTAATCCTTGTCGGCGGCGAGGTTTTCCATAGCCACACCTACAGCTTGACGAGCAACGGATGTAGAGAGATTTTGGAAAGCTTCAGGTGCAATAATGAAACCTTGCTCTAGATTGCGACCACCAATAGTATCAAAGGTTTTTTCGATCGCGTAAACGTAATCGTAAGAGTTAGGTAGAGAAGCAGGAGTAATGTTGGCGATGGTCAACAAAGCGTTAGTGGCAGCTACCGTTAGTGATTCTTCAGGGTCAGAAGACCGAATGATGAATTTATTAGGTGCGGTAGATGTCGCAACAACTTCGTCACCAATGTCAGAAGAACTAATAGAAGCAATGAATTTAGCAACAGCTTGGGTAGGTGTATCACCTACTACAATATTAGTATCAACAGCTTCACCGTTAATAGTAATAGTCACTACTTGAGTGGTAGGCGAACCTACGGTAACTTCAAAAACAGGAGCGATCGCTGTTCTAATAAAATACAGCTTACCTTGGCGATCATTACGAAAATACAATTTGACTGAATTAGTGGAAGCTGATGCACCAAATTGGTTTGTAAAATCTTCCACATTGTTGACTAACGTAGGAAAATTATAGTCGCCTTCTTCAGACGAACCAATCATATATACAGTCGAAAAAGAAGCTAATTCAGGAACTCGATAACCGCCAGTCGTCTCAGTAATGAAAACGCCGGGTCTTGTCAGGTTGGCAAAGGCTAAGTTTGACATTTTAGTAACTCAACAGTAATTAAAAAAACAAACACAACAAATCAAACAACACTATCAGGAGGCGATCGCGTCATCCACCACCTCCCTCAGACCCAGCGTTTAATTCATACCGTACTAAAGAAATGCTATTGTTACTATCCAAAACATTGTCATCAAAGTCCCCTATATCAGACCTGTATGTATTGATACCAATATTTCTTACTTCGACACTGGTATCAAGGTCAGGATCTACCAATGCAAATTCGTCAGGTAAATCGTACTCTGTCACTTGAAAATCTATTAAATATTCTACGTTCACATAAATTATCCAATCGTTTTGTTGACGTTCTTCTCGTTCAATGACAATTGGATAATCAATCTGTGTAGACTGAATAGATCTAATTCCTTCAGCACCTCCACCAAAATTTAACATAGGCGATAACTGAAGAAATTGAGCCAGTCGTTCAAAAGCGCCAACGTTTAATCCATTATAAGGTAGTTGGCTTGGTAATCGATATTTTAATTGAAATCTAAATTTACCAAGACCCGTTACAATATTGGTGGAAATCTTTGTATATACCAGTTCGTATGCTGGTAACACCGTTAACGTGCAAGCATAACGATTAGTTTCAGCTTGCCAATGTTTAGGTGGATCTAAATCTTCAGAACCTATATAAACGTTGGCGGTGATGAAATTTTTTAATGCTGCTGTAACTGTAGAAATATTACTCGCCATTAATCGTAGTCCGATCTGATGATAAGTTCCCAACGAGTTATATCGTCGTCTATAACTGCTAACACATAAGCTTTTTTATCGTAAGATGTGATCTGATCGCAATTGATAATAGGATTCACATATACGTCGATACGCTTAGATGTTTTAGTGTTACCAAAATAGGCGATCGTTCCTTCTAGAAATTTATTAATTTCAGGAACTCTACCTAAAATCACACGGTAATCATTTTTGGTTACTGTTATACCAGCCCCTACTTGAGAAAAAGTAAGCCCTACTTGACGATCAGACACCCTACTTATATAAGGATGGCTAACGTGTAAATCGTTATACGACGAAGAGATCGCTCCATCGATGCTTGTTATAGTCTCAATGCGAAATAAAATGGCTGATAATCGCTGAGGTACACCTAATCGAGCTTCGATTTTGCCAGCAATAGTGTCTTCGTATTTAGATAGACGTTCAATTAAAGTCATTATCCAAATCCCTTGTTGATTTCACGATTGAGTCTATCAGCAATGCGATCGCTTAACGCGTTCTCTGTACGGCCTATAAGGTCCATTCTGGCAAAAACATATTGACCATAAGGTACGTCGTTATAAAGCTCTACAGAGCCTCGTGACACCCTCTGGGACCATCCTTGTTGTAGTCTACCAGTGTCTACTGGTGTCATACCTTTGTAGATTGACAATTGCTCTCTGCCAGCTTCGTGTAGCACTTTATTCACTAGCGATCGCATCTTTTTACTAGGACTACCTTCAAATAACGGTCCTGTAGCAGAGATAACAATTGTCATAATCTTACGCCGATCTGAAAGATGTTTGCGCGATCATATTTTGATACTTATTGTGTACGGCTTGTATACCAACAGCCGTTTCCAAATCTTTAACCAAACTGAAAGCTAAAAGATTGAGATGGCGAAGCTTTTTAGCGTGATCCAATTTGATGCCCCTCATATCGGTAACCATTAAATCGTCTTGTTCCTCAAAGTTTGAGTACATACGATCTTCTATGTTATTCAAACGGGCAATAATACCATTCACTCTAGAAGCTTGAGATTCGTTGGCATCTACTAAATTCAGTTGGTTAGTCAAAGTTTTGAGGTAGGTTTCGTCTAACTCTACGTTGGTAGGAACACCTAAATAAAACCTTACGCTGTTACGATTAACGGCCATAGTATAATCTCAAAATTAGGTATAGGGGAAGTCTCTAAGAAACTCCCCCTAGAACAACCGAACTCTATTGAGTGATCGCATTCAATACGGCTACCGCAGCCCGACGCTCAACCACCAATTGAGGTTTGACAACGATCGCAAACTGAACGGCATCAGGATTAGTACGAGCAAGCTCAACCATCTTGAAGTTTACACCTTCAGCAGGCTCTTCATCGCCAAACGCATTCAACGATTCGACGTAAGAGTATAGAGCGATCTCTGACTCATCGACGAAATACAAAGTGTTAGCGGGGCAATAGGGGTCCATAAAGATAGGACGACCTTCAAAGGAAAGACCAGTGTAACCAACATCAGCTACACCACCACCAACCGCAGTAAGTTCGCTAGAAGCTTGGAAAAGCTCTTTGTACTTAGTAGCGATCGCAGGAGTAGTGTAAATGGCGGTATAGTTGCTGTTAACACCGAGGGTAGCTCCACCGATGATTTCTTCACTCATCTTGAACAGAAGAGCTTGAGTCAAAGCTCGGTTACTACCGTGAGTGTTAACGTAGTTAGACCACTTGGAATAGGTAGCAGGGTTGATGCTGGCATAACTATCAGTAGACAGACCAGAGGTTACAGCAGTATGCAATTGATTCAAACCAACCATACCAGCACTGGCAGCAAGGCCGTTACCAGTATAAATAGAGGTCGCTACTTGACGAAGAAGGGCTCTCATACCAGTACGACCAGCATAAGCTAGAAGATTGGCAAGAGCACCTTCACCGTTAGCTGCGGCTTCAGCCATTTTGGTAGTTTGAACCGTGAACGTATGACGAAAACGGCTAGTACCAATAGCAAGAGTCGCAGGAACGACAGCACCTTCGGTAGAATCGGTAGTAGCAGCGCTAGTAACGGTTTCACCCGACACTGCCGCACCACCCACATCGGCGTTCCACTTTACAGCGGTTTGTGCGATCGAACGTTTTTGAAGACGTGAAAGCATCGGATACAAGTCATTGCCTTGCACGTCAGCGATCCGAGGTTGAATAGCGAGGTTAAGAACACCCGCCGAGTAATTGAAAGCTGTCATTGTTTTTGTCCTTGATTAGGTTAAGATTACTTAGTTCGCAAAGATTCCACTAATAGCTGGTCCAGTGATTTGGGTTTTTCAACTTTAGGTTGTACATTCCCACTCGTAGACCCATTACCTTGGACCGTTGATGCAGGAGGTACAAATACTGCTCCATCATCTGAAGACAAAAATTCGTCGATAACTTTTGTCAACGGTTGAGCTACATCACCGTTCTTCACATACCACTTGCTGTCTTCCTCAACAATTTTGTCTCCGTATACACCCAGAAGATGTTTACGAAGAATGTCGGGTGCTTTGATTTCACGCTTGCCCAATGTAGCCATAAGTGCGTTTTCTCGCTTAAGCGCGATCGCACTTTGTTTTTCAGCTTCACGTTCGTTCTTTAGCGCTTCTAACTCTTGTTGAAGTACAGAAAGTTGCATAGACTCGGGATTAGTCGTAGTCTCTTTTGTAGACGGTTGTTGAAGTTCAGAAAAACGACGATCGTTTTCTTTGTTCATCTTGACCACTACACCGTTGATAGAGGCATTCATTTGTTCTACCAAAGAAGTCTTTGTAGACTCAACAACCTCGTTAATCAACTGAATAATTTCTTCACGTTCCATCGGTTTACACTCTCTATAATGTTTATAGGACTTTTTCTTTTTTGTTAGGGAAAAGAAACAAACCCTCACTGGTAGTTTAACGTCATACCACAGGACTCGACATCAGAATCTCTTGTTGAATAGTAGATCTCATATCAGCGGTCGCTGTTTTATTCAACGAAAGAGAAATACGTTCGTAAAAAAACCGTAAAGCAGTTGGTGACAGATTATCAGCAATAGGGATGATAGAGTTAGCGATCGCTACGTCAGTTTCTAAATCGTCCGTATCAAATTGGTTTAATCCACTTACAGAAACCTGAGACACGGCTTGGCGATCGCCTAACGCTTCAGCTACTTTTGTTAAAATGTTTTGGTAGAATTTTGTGATCAAACTTCCGTAGGAAATAAGGAATAACTCAAAGTCAGAAGCGTCCATTTTTTTAGATGCCGCCGCTCTTACCAATGCCGATCTAGAAGTATCACCTGCTGCTATACAAACAAGATTGTTGATCTGAGTCTCGATCGCTTCTAACAGTTTCATATTGGTAGCGATCGATGTACCTTCAATTTCTTCAAACTTGAAAGAGTTGGCTGTGATTACGTGTTGGTTATCAGACTTTACTTCATCCACTACTACAGAATAATCATCATCTTTTCTTTCAATAGGTGTTAGTACTCGTTGTACATAACCAGATGACAAAGCCGTATCAGTGAGGGAATTTTCAACGTTTAGAAATTGCTTTAATTTAAGATAAGCATTGCCAGCAGCATATTGTTCGTCAGAGATATGCAGTTTGACTACAGGAACCGAACTGAACCCGTGTGCGATTTCTGAATACAAAGGAATTTCTACATCATCAGTAAAAGGTATAATCTTACTGGTTCTAGGATCGTATAGATGCTTTATTTGACCATCTTTTAGAATGACAAAGGCTTTGTACTCAACGATCTTTTCAGCGTCGATAAATCGCCATATTGCTTCTGTGTAAGTTTCACCAAAAGGTGTTGATACCTGATTCAGTACCAGAAATTTGTACCAGCCCTCTCCACTGTTTAATAGTTCAGTAGGCTTATAAGTAACCAAGAACGCCTTGTTGAGCCCTAGAGATACCTCCTGAGCCCTATTCAAAGGAGTCACCTCAACTTTGGGTTTGTCAATCTGTACGATCGCTGTCTGATTTAACAGCAGGTCTTTTAGTACATTAGACAAAAACGTTTTCTCGTCGTTACCTTTAACGTCGATATTCTCACGAAAGGATTGCCAAGATTCTATAAACGAATTGGATAAATTACTAACCAGTATATCACCAGTTGAAAAACGTCCTAAAACTTTTGAAATAACGTGCGATAAAATATTAGTATAGACAAAGCGCTTAAGTCGCAATTGGTATAGTTCAAGATCCTCATCTAATCTTTTTAGGAGAAATCTATCTTTTTGAGCTTCTATATAACGTCCGCCTTTGAATAGAGTCTCAATCTCTTCTAAAAACGATTTGCGATCGTTATAGTCAGGATCTTTACTCTGTAATTGCTTTATGGTCAAAACTTCAGGATAAATCATATAAAGTCCTAAACCGGATCTTCGTCGTCGTTTTTGATTAAATACGAATGCGGTAACAGTTCTGGATGATCCATAGCTAACTTACCACAACCGTATAAAAAGGCGTCAATTCTGTGGTCCTGCTGTTCAGGTGCTATATTCTCAGTTATATTACCCAAAAGGTCTGTATGCCTATGGTAAGATTCAATTTCGTCCCAAAAAGCTTGTTCTGATCGGTTGATTAAAATACGATCGCACTTAAAGGAAGCGTTTAATATCTCAGCTCTCTCTTTAGGACTAGGTTTATTACGACGAACTAATATGGTTTGCTTCAGTCCGCCTTGCCTAAACGTTTTTACAAGATCAGCACGATCATCAGGGATAAAAATACGTTTTACATCTCTAAGACAATGGTGCTGTAGCGATGTAGCAATATTTAATAGATCGTCTGACGTATAGGGGCCGTTATTAGGGTTATAGAAGGTTTTATATATTCTGAAAATGCGATCGTCTCCAATACCAAAAAGAACCATAGCAGCGTTAGTAGTGCCAGGGTCCACTCCAATATAGAAAAGATTGGAATCCTCTAACGATAGATCGCAAAAATGCTTGTCTTTGTTAGCCTCAGTACAAATCTTTCCAGCAAAATCTTCAAAGTTGGCGAGAAATTCTTGTTTGAATAATCTTTCAGGTAATGTAAGTCTAGCACGTTCGATTTCAGAGCGATTAATAAAAGGATTGTCCGATGTGTGCTTTGAAAAAAAAGTCCAGTCGTCTAAAGTTTTTGTTCGTAAGTATAACTGATATAGCGTGTTACGATTTTTACCTTTAGGAGTACCAGTAAGAGTGGCACTTGATCCAGGTGTATCCGCCATTGCTGGCATAAGTGTAGCATCGATCGCTTCTATACTTTGAAAATCTTGAACTTCATCACAAAGCAATTTGTATATTTTTAGACCTCGAAGTGCATCGCCTCCGTCATTGAAACCTCGAATTAAAATATCAGGTTTGCCATCAATAGAAATACGATAATCAGAACGATCTATTTTAACTCCCGGTTTTCCATCTAGAAGGCTGCACAACGGCTTAAAGAAAATTTGTCTACCTTGCTTAAGAGTGGGCGTTACTAAGGCTACAACGGGCTGTGAGATAGGACTGATGCTTTTATCGTAGGCTAGTGAAGCAGCGATCGCTTCAGCAATGGCAACATACGATTTGCCGAATCTTCGTCCACTACAAACAACACGAAAACGCGAGGGACAAAAAAAGATGTCACGCTGGGCTTTGTGTAGCTTGATGTCTAGTTGAGCCATAGTTTAGCGATCGTTTTTGACCAATCGATTTTTCAAAAAAACAACGAAAATGACAAATGCTCTTTCATTTTGAACGCAGAAATCGCTGAAACCATTGATATACGGTGGGGGGTCCGGTCAAATTGACCTAATCGATTGTCCAAAATGAAAAAACAACCTTAAAAATACGATCAATCATCGATTTCTTGATCTCTTTCCTCGGTAGATCCAATGTTTAGAGTGAACGTAATATCGTCATCATTCTGTAAACGAGGTAGAAAGCGATCTAATACCCGCTCTGATGGTAGTACTTGCTCTTTTTCTTCAAAAATGATCGCACCATTGCCATCAGTGCGCGTTTTCGTTTTATAAACTTCGCCACGTAATAATCGCAAAACGTATAATTTAGCAAGATCTTCACACTCTTTTAACTGATCAAGCGCTTGTTCTGCCCTAAGCTTTACACGATCGCTTTTGGCGCTATCTATATCGTTTTTTAATTCAGGATGCGATCTTTGCCAATTATACAATGTCGCTAAACTGATACCAAGACCTTTTACAGCATCGCTATCGTTACCACCCGATTTGTAAATAGATACGATAGCGTCGTGGGTGGTTTTATTATATCGATTTCGTAATGCGGACATTGGAACACCTTTATTTTTAACGATCTAGTTTTATATACTCTAATT